CAATCTGTCATACTATAACATTTCATAGACGAAAATTTATTTTCATCTAATATAGCACACAATTTTTCGCTGTTTTCTTTATTATCTAACAAAATAAAATCATTACTTTTATCTGCATATAAACTTTTTAATTCATTCAATTTATTATAAAAAGTGTGTAATCCTAATATGCAGTATTGTTTTTTGTAGTCTAAATTAACTAAACTATTACAATATTTATATTCGTAATTTTTTCTTTTCCATATTTTGCTATTCGTATTTCTGTAATTTTCGTCTTCATATGCACTTTTTTCTTTCATAACTTCATCTATTTTGTAATGATCATAACAAAATCTATTTAGGCTCCATATAATTCTATTTATTTCTGAATTTCTTATTAATGAAAAATTATTATTGTTATTGTTCATGTATTGAATATAACCTAATTTTTGTATTTTTGCAATTTTGGTAGATACTGCTGTTCTAATCAAAACTTCATAGTCATCTAAAATTGGTAAATATTCGCAAAAATTTCCCATTTCTATCAAAGTTTTCATTCGCCATATTCTTGGATGATTTGGAACACTAACAATATGATTCAATGTAATATTATTAATATTAGGCGTCATTGCTACAAATACCCAACTATTACCGATTTTTTGTCTGTAATACCCAGAATAACCGAGTGCGAAGAAATCACCATAATTAAAATTTGATCCATCTTCGTAAATATTCACAAAATCCATATAGACAAACCCAACTTCTTTATCATTTTCAAAAACATTTGCAGCATCCGATAAAACATAAGGCAATATTTCGTCATCGTGATCCATTTCCAGTAAATATTTTCCGCGACACAATGATATAGCTTCATTTTTAACATTACCTATATTGCCGTTGTTTTCGCTACGTTTATATAAACGAATTCTCTTATCATTACTAAATTTTTGCTTTAAAAATATAAAATGTTCGTCGTTTGGCGAATCATCCAAAATTACCCATTCCCAATCCTTCAAAATTTGGCTTTTAATACTTTCATATGCTCTGATGATTTTTTCATAAGAATTGTAACATGTGGTAAATAAAGAAAAAACTGGCCTGTTATTTTCTTTGGTTGTAACACAAGAATGCAAGTAACAAAAATTCACGCTATTATTAAAAACTTCAAGGTTTGTATTATCCAATTGTTTAAAATGTAACCATCTTTTTCTCATTCTGTCTACAATGATACTATTTACATGGTCATAATATTGTGTTTCATCTCCTCCAAAAGTTACTAACAAATGATAACTTGAATCAAACAATTTATTCAGTTCTTCTTTTTTACTGACAATGAAAATTGAGCAAATCAATTTGTCTTTATTTTCATTCAAAAATTTATCAATATACGAATATTTCTCGTGTCTGTAAAACAAAATATATGGGTATTTCATTACAATATTATATAGTATAGTTTTAAATTCTAATTGCAAAAAATAATTTAAAATTATCCTTTTCAAATTATTTAATAGTGTAAAATGAGAAAAGCCATTTGTATAATTACAATACACCCAAATAAAGTGTGGCTAGAATTTTTAAATAAGTTTCAAAATTACGATGTTTATATTGTAGTAGATGATTTAACGAGTGATTACGAAGATTACAATAAAATATACCCAAATATACAAATTATTAAAATATCAGATGATGAATGCAGACAACATGGTTACATACATTCAAGTTATATGCCGACGTCTTCACTTGTATTCAATGAAATAATAGCTTGGGATAGAGCCTTATGTTATTTTACAAATATGAATACAAATCATGACCAAGTTTGGTTTTTTGAAGACGATGTGTTTTTTTATAATGAAGAAACAATCTTAAAAATAGATTTGAAACATAATAATGACGCAGATTTATTATGTAAGGATAAAAACCCACAACCAAAAGAGGGTGAATGGAATTGGTTTTGGCCGGCAATTCAAATTCATTTTCATGGTCCTTATTTTCATTCGCCTATTTGTGCCATTCGTTTATCTAAAATGTATTTGGAAAAATTAAATGACTATATTAAAACAACTAAAAAACTTGCGTTTATTGAAGCACTGCTCCCAAGTATTGCGTATTACAATAACTTAAAAGTTGAATTAGTTGATGAATTCAAACAGATCCATTGGAGAAGAGATTGGGAACTTGGTGAAATAAATGCGCACGATATTTTTCATCCGATGAAAAATATGGAACAACAGGCAACTTTTAGAAGCAACTTTTAGAAAAAGTTGTGCAAAACATTTGGTTCTATTTAGAAAGCAACTTTTAGAAAAAGTTGCGCAAAACATTTGGTTCTATCTGTCTACTTTTCAAAAAGTAGAGCAAAATATTTGGTTCAACCTTTTTCAAAGGTTGATTTGGCTCCACCTTTTCTAAAGGTGGAAAAGGTGGAAAAGGTGGAATTAGTAGTTAAAATTGTAATAATCGGTGCTAGAATTTCTAGTTTTATAAGAATAAGCAGGATTTTGTGGGTTTGGCGTAGGAATTGTAACTGGATGGTATCTCAGATTTTCAGGCTTCAAAACAAAAGCGAATCCACATTCGTCAAAGAAAACAGCGTTTTCTTTCAAAAAATTATCAGCGTTTTGGTAACGCATTGCAACCATCTGACATCCAGCTGCTCTACATAAAATACCACTAGGGTTGGCAGGGTTGTGACCACTATCTGGAAAAACGATTGTCATACACCTTTTATTAAATTCTTCTAATTCGTTAATATCAGGTGTATTTTTTACATCATAATAGGATAATCCACGCATAAATACCGAATTACTTGTCAAATTAACATATTCTAAAAAGGCTTTGTTTTCCAAATATGAATTATTTGATTTATCAACAATTAAAATTATTTTATTCATAAAATTTATCAATGGTTGACCTCCAATATTATTGCCATTATTTTCATAACTATATTTTTTTCCTAACATAATAGTGTCGTATTTTTTGAATATATTTGCTAAATTACTATACATTTCTTGTTCATTACTTTTAATTCTTAAATGAATTATTAAAGGGTCTGATGGGTTTGGAACTGTTCCACCAGAAAATGCATAATTATTTATTGTATTCATCACATCACTAAAATCAACACTATTAAATGTTTCTTTTACAAAATAGTTGGTATTATTTGAGCTACTACTTGAGACTACTGGTTGATTGTTAATATTGTATATTTCAAAATCTAAACAACGAACACCTTGCTTCAGTATACTTTTTAATACACAAATGTCTACATAATCATTACGATAACTTCCTCCGCTACAAGCGTTATAAGCTGTTTTAATATAGTAATCATATAAATTTCCACTACAATCACTAATATTAGGAGATATAGGTTTAATATTTCCATCAATAGATGGATATAGTGTGTTTAAATAACTACATTCTTTTGACTGAAGACTATTCAAATAAATCATATAAGAAACATAAATAATTATTACAACCAATATAAGTGCTAAAATGAAATAAGTAATAAAATCTTCATTCATATTATTTATTGCATCCAAAATTTAATTTGCCATACTTAATATATTATATTATTTAAAAAAATTAATTTTATTATTATCATAAATATTATTATTTAAAATTTAAATAATAATATATATTAATTACTAATAATATTATATTATGGCAGGTGGATTATTAAATTTAGTATCAAGCGGACAACAAAATGTAATTTTAAATGGTAATCCTTCAAAAACTTTCTGGAAAGCAGCTTATTTAAAATATACGAATTTCGGTATGCAAAAATTCAGGATAGATTTTGAAGGGACCACTACTATGCGTTTAGCAGAATCATCTACTTTTCAATTTAAAGTTCCGAGATATGCTGATTTGTTAATGGATACATATATCGTTTTAGATTTACCTGCTATATGGAGTCCAATTCTTCCTCCTCAAGAATATGTAAATCAAGATGGTTCAACTTCCTATACAAATTGGGCTCCTTATGAATTCAAATGGATAGATTACATCGGTGCAATGATGATTGAAAAAATAACAATTAACTGTGGTAATCAAAAATTACAGGAATACTCTGGCTCTTACATACTCAATATGGCTCGTAGAGATTTCAGTGCAGAAAAATTGAAATTATTTTATGAAATGATTGGTCATGTTCCCGATTTAGTTGATCCGGCTAGTGCAAATAGTCGTGTGAATTCTTACCCTAGTTCTTTTTATACGGATAATCCTGCTGGAGCTGAGCCATCTATAAGAGACAGAAAGCTGTATATTCCTCTTAATTCTTGGTTTACATTGAAGACTCAAATGGCGTTTCCGTTGGTTTCATTGCAATACAATGAATTGCAAATATATGTAACAATTCGCCCTATTAATGAATTATTCAAAATAAGAGACGTATTTGACACTGTAAATAACTATCCATATATTGCTCCGAATTTCAATCAGTTTCAGAACCAAATGTATAGATTTTTACAAACACCTCCTGATATTAATTTGGGATTAAATTCTTATGCAGATCAGAGAAGCGTATGGTTTCCAGATATTCATTTAACATCAACGTATTGTTTTCTTTCCAATGATGAGTCGCGAATATTTGCGAAGAATGAACAAAAATATTTATTTAAACAGGTCAACGAAAAGATCTTTTACAATGTTACTGGGCCAAATAAAGTAGATTTGGATTCCCTTGGATTAATTTCAAATTGGATGTTTTATTTTCAAAGGAGTGATGCTAATCTGCGTAATGAATGGACTAATTATAGTAATTGGCCTTATAATTATTTGCCATCCGATGTAACTCCTGCCTCAACATATGGAAATTATACGTTAGCAGATGGCGAACAAATTGGTCCTGGTGTAAATCCTGATGGACGATTAACAGGATACATGACTTCTGGTGCGTATACTATGCAAAATATTAAGGACATTTTAATTAGTATGGGAATATTATTAGACGGACAATACAGAGAAAACATACAAGACGCAGGTGTTTTTAATTACATAGAAAAATATACTAGGACAGCTGGTTCTGCGCCAGATGGTTTGTATTGTTATAATTTTTGTTTGAACACTTCTCCTTATGATCTTCAACCATCTGGTGCAATAAATATGAATCGTTTTAATCAGGTGCAGTTGGAATTTACAACAGTCATTCCTGCACTGGATCCTTTGGCTCAAGTTTTGACTATTTGTGATCCTAATTCCGGTGATATAGTTGGAATCAATAAACCTACATGGAGAATTTACGAATACAATTACAATCTGTATGTTATGGAAGAGCGTATAAACATGGTTGTATTTGTGGGTGGAAACGCTGGTTTGATGTATGCTACTTAATCCTCCATCTTCTCCACCTTTTCCACCTTTAGAAAAGGTGGAGCCAAATCAACATTTGGAAAAGGTGGTTAAGATAAATTTTTAATATGTTTTTATTATATAAGAATGAGTGCATTAAACCTGAATGATGTTTTTATGTTAAAAATAGGAGATAAAATAAGTTATAAAGATGTATCCTATACAATTGCAGATAAATCTTATGATCAAGATTATGGTGGTATGCAATACACGTTTACATTAAAAAATGATAATAATAAAACTAAAGAACTTACTATAAATAATCGTGGAGATACAAAAGGTAGTTTTCCCGATTCTACTTTATCAGAAAATGGAATAATGAAAATTTCAGGTGGCGGAAGACGCAAAAGAAAACATAAAACAAAACGTAACTCCAGACGTCACCGCAAGAGTAGAACAAAAAAAACACGTAAATATTATAAATAATACCAAATCGTTTGAGTATAAATAAATTGACAAAATAAAACTAACAGAACTGCAATATAAACATCAAAAATAATAATAATACATTTATTACTATTATTTTCAATGTCGTAATAATACCACGGAATAGCAAATGCACCGTAAGCTAATTGTGCAATTTGAACACTAGTAATGTAGATTTTATACTTTCGTATTTTGTTTCCGAAAACTTGAAACATAGAACAAAAATAGTATAAATACATTATGGAATGAACGCCTGAATTTAATAAGCTTGCAAAAAAGATCGCATCTAGTTTATAGACGTAACCTAAATGCCATACAATAGTTGCACCCATGTGATGGAATTTTTGCAAGAAAATCGGATCTCTCTTTTTAGCATACAAAATGAATGTATCCATAAATTCATAGTATTTTGAAATATAAAACCAAAATATCAATGAATCTACTCCTTGTATTTGAAAATAATATTGTTGTTCTGCAATAATACTATTTTCAAATACTACGTTGGACAAACAAACAAAGGTATATAAACTAAACATTTGTAAAAATAAATTGTGAACCAATGAAAAACAATGAACAATATTTGGATGGATAGTTTGCAACTCTTTTTTTGATACGTTTACATAAAATAAATTCATTAATATTGGATAAAGAAAATGGATCATTTGTTTTGTTATGCTTATGGGTTATATAAATTATTTTGTGTGGAATTTTTTAAGTGGTTTTACATATTAAATGTTGGTGCGCGGTTCTTTAAGTTGTTTGGGCGATTTATTATATTTTAACGATTTTCTTTTCCAAAAAGTATTTTGGGTTTTCAATTTTGGACATTTTTTTTGTCCATTTTTGAAAAATCCGAAAAGGTCTTGGAAAAACAAACTTTGTGACTGAAATGAAAAATTAGCATGTGGTCACCAAAAAAATAATTCTTTATTTGTTACGATAAATTTTTTGTAATTTTAAATTATTTCCTTTGAGTTTTTTTCTGTTGATAATTTAGGAGTAAATGGCAACAGAAAAAACTCAAAAAAACTTGTCGCAATATTTGTGTGATTTTTGTGACTTTAAAACGTGTAACAAAAATGATTATAATAGACATCTTTCAACTGTAAAACATATGCGCAACAAAAATGCAACATTAAGCAACAATGAAATACTCAAAAAACAAGATATTCATCTATGTAAAAATTGTAATAAACAATACAGTGATCGCACAGGATTATGGAGACATAATCTAAAGTGTAATTTAGATATAAATATTCAAAATGTTGAAAATAATACCAATAAAGACGATATAATACAATTATTACTTAAACAAAATAATGATTTAATCAAAGAGCAATCCGATATAAAGCAAATTATTCTTGAAATTGTCAAAAATGGAACAAATAATGTTATTAACAATAATAACATAAACTCTCATAACAAAACATTTAATTTACAAGTATTTTTGAACGAAACATGCAAAGATGCTATGAATATTAGTGATTTTGTTGAATCAATTAAATTGCAAGTATCTGACCTGGAAAATGTTGGGAAGGTTGGTTATATTGAAGGAATTTCCAA